GGTCGGGGATGTTTCACTGGTAGGAGCTTTGACTTCAAGAATCTTTGAAATTCTACCATCCTCCACGATTGCACCGTCGAGCGAAGCCAAATATCCGTCATTGATCACCGTCATTGGCTCAAATTTTTGACCTTGATCGGACAAAATCGCTCGCACATCAGCCTCCTTCTCCAACCCATTCGCCATGGATTCTTTTATTTTTGCGTTGACAAAATCCTCGTCCAACCCACGAATTAATCGAGCGGTCGCAACAGCTGGCGAATATTGTTTACGAAGATATGGGCTTTTCCCCATGATTTGGGGTGTTCTGGTCGCGGTTTTGACCACTTCCTCCCGCAACTTTAACCACTTTTCGCTTCCCTGCGGTAGCTCCTTTTCGCTTAGCATTTCCATTGTTATCTCCTTTGTTTAAAAATTTCCAAATCTCATCAAATTTTGAATCGTCCATAGCATCCCTCGTCGGGTATTTTTTCATGAACCGTCCACGAATTTCTGAATCTTCCGGCAATTCTTTGACCTTGTTCATCAGAATGGCAAATTTGGTTTCCGACAGTTTTGCCGGTGGTCGCTTGAAATCGTCCGACTCATCCTCAGAATACACATACCCCGACACCCCCACTAATTTCAGAATGAGGCGATCTTTCAATCGTTTTTCTGCCATCGCGTAAGGGTAAGTATTTTTGTTGTTGTATGGGGTGGCTTCACCGGTAGACCAGGCTTCCTTTTGTTTGGGCTGACCATTTATCATCTCCCACATTTGCCCTTTACCTCGCATGACGCAAATCTTCTTTTCGGGGTCGGATTCAATGACTACTGGATCATCGAAAGTTATATTTCGCTGTTCCGCTACACGCTCCAAGGCTTTGTGACTAATGACTGGGGTTCCGTGGCAATCCCATGTATCCACACCCTCGACTACGCCTAAATTAGCGAATAGATTTCCTAACAGTGTTTTATCCTTCATCTTCATCTCCCTAGTTTATCTTTCCAAATCTCGTTTACTTCCATGTCCACAAAATGATCATATTTGCTAGACACGAAATCTTTATGATCTTTTCGCAAGCTATTCAATGTTTCTTCATACAAGAAATGCAATCGTGCCCAACCGGCAATCTCCATCGTTGGCTGTTCAATTTTGTGGATTTCTCGCATGGCGTATATGATTCTTTCAGGACTAGTGTCCACGAACCAATAGTGATTTTCTGCACATTCAAAAATCAGTTCGTCTTTAACTTTTTGAGGAAGTTGGTCGAACAATAAGTGTTTGTGGACTTTGATGGTTTCCAGAATTTTCTTTTCGACCGGATCTTTCTGGAATAATTCGTAACCCTTTTTAGGGTGTCGTAATTTCTTTTCAGTCACATTTATCTCCTTTTTTAACGGTTTCTGAGACTAATTCTGACATGAACCCACTTTCGGGTCAACCCATTGTTGCATCTTTAGAAAATATAAGATATTCTCGGATCATGAAAGATAGAGAACGAGACATTTTGGGCTATGTGTTACAGGAGATGGACACGCGCAAAGGCCAGTTGCCGATCATTGCTCAAAGAACAAAAATACCGTACCGTACACTTCAGAAATTGAGTTTTCGGGAAACGACGAACCCGCGAATCCAAATGGTGCAAACTCTCTACAACTATTTCCTGGGGGCGGATTGATCGTATATTTACATCTCCTTTAGCGACCATGAAGCCCCACATTAAATTAAAAATAAAGGAGATTATTATGGATCTGGAAGCCAAATTTTTGCGTCGGAACACCGACCCTATCACCAGCCATCAATCCGCGATGGATATTTTGCCCAAAGTTACCTTGTTACGAAAAAAGGTTTTACAAGTTGTACATGAGCATCCTCGACGAACTGCGAGGGAATACGCATATCTCCTCCACGATATGTTCCCCGAAATCAAATTGTACGATTGTTTCCATACCCCCAATCGCCGGTTAAGTGACCTTGAAAGATTGGGTTTGGTTGAGAAAGCCGAAATACGAAAATGTACTGATTCGCAGAAAAATGCGACGACCTGGGTGATCACTGAGCTAGGTTCTGATTTAATTTATGAAAGCATGACAGATTTTATGCAATAGTTGAAAGTGCGATGCGACCTATGAGGAGATCGCACCGCTATCCGAAACGGGGATTTTTGGGAGCTTCGGACCAAATTAGTCTATCAAAAGTATTCCAAAAAACCAATTTCGCGTACTCCTGACGATACGAGGAGCGTTTGTCGGTCGCTGCTAGGAAGAAAAGCCGACTAGGGGATAAACGACCCGCCATGTCGCCCCACCGGTGAAGCTCGAAAGAGTTTAATCATACGGAAGAATTACCGGAGCTTTTTTGAGCTTTTGAAGGTAGGATAAGGAGAAAAATATCCAATGCCCTTCACCGGAAAATGGCGAATTGTGGGCGAACATAAAGGAGATATGATTGAAAGTAAAAGCTATCAAAAATTGGGAGACATATGATTGGCTTAAGTTTAAACATTATGCCAAACGCATACCGTCTATTAGTTTTTCATTTGGACTGTTCATTGAGAATGATTTAACAGGCGTGATTACTTATGGGATGCCAGCTTCTCCATCTCTGTGTGTAGGAATTTGTGGGGAAAAATATCGGCATGACGTTTTAGAATTGAACCGATTGTGTTTAGAGAATAACAAAAAAAATGAAGCCAGTTATTTGATAGCTCATTCGTTAAAATTGTTACCAACGCCTAAAATTGTGGTGAGTTATGCTGATACTGGTAAAAACCATGTTGGGTATATCTATCAAGCAACAAATTTTATTTACACAGGTTTGAGTGCCAAACGAACTGATCCAGAAAATTGTTATCTGACCAATGTTCACAATCGTCATCAGCCATCTGGGCAGCCTCAAGTAGAACGCCCAAGGAAACATAGATACGTTTATTTTTGTGGAGATAAACGACAAAAACGTGAATTACTTGATAGTTTAAATTACCCCATTGAACCGTATCCGAAAGGTAAAACACAAAGATATGATTCTGGGGGTTGTGTGCCAGTGCAACGACAAATGTTTTAAAGGAGATATGATTATTAAAGAAGTTATTGGTAACGCCACGTTGTACAGAGGCGATTGCTTTGAAATATTGCCTACACTGGGCAAAGTTGATGCGTTGGTTACTGATCCACCATATGGGTTAGGCGAGGCAAAGAAAAACGTATCAAGAGGAGATTTAGCAATAGCAAAAGATTACGGACAAAAAAGTTGGGACGATAAAACAGCAGACAAGGAGGTTGCGTTAGCGGTCAGCATAACAAACTCTGCGGTAGTTTTTGGGGGCAATTATTATAACTTGCCTCCATCGCCTTGTTGGTTGGTGTGGGACAAAATAAATGGAAACACTCATTTTGCAGATTGTGAGCTTGCGTGGACGAACACAAAAGGAGCAGTAAGACAAAAGCGATTTATGTGGAATGGAATGTTACGAGACAATAAAGAACAACGAGGCGATCACCCTACCCAAAAGCCAGTAGCGGTCATGGAATGGGCAATAGAATTTACTAAGGGAGATGTGCTTGACCCATTTATGGGTAGCGGAACAACTGGAGTTGCTTGTATGAATCTGAGTCGCAAATTTATTGGCATTGAGGTTGATCCTAAGTATTTTGATATTGCTTGCGAACGGATCAAGCAAGCTCAACGACAAATTAAAATGTTTTAAGGAGATAGAAATGGCAGAATTTAATTTAGCGTTTGATATAGTTTTAACGTGCGAACCGACAAAAGATTATGATGGTGAAACCTATACACCCAAATACACTTTTGAAATTACCGAAAACTACGAGGGAGATCGGTTTCACGTTGCGGTTATGGATAACGTCATTGAAAAAGATTGCGTTGAATCAATGGGGTGCGATACCGCAGAAGAAGTTTTTGCTTTAGTTCGTCGATATTATACTGAATGGCCAGTAGAGGAGATAACATGAAAAACGAGATATTAGATCCACCCGATTATTTGCCGGTGGCATTGTGGGAGGATTTTGTTGCCTACCGGCGAGAAGAAAAGACCAAAAAGTTTACAATAAGAAGCCAACGTATGTTTTTGAATAAACTAGAACGGTTTCGCGTGGAAGGATATGATCCAATATTGCTTCTCGAAAGTGCCATGGAGTCGGAATGGCTAACAGTTTATAAAAAGGAAGATTGCCGATATGGAGCGAATACAGAATCTAATAAAAAACAATCAGCCGTCGAGCGAGTACGAGAAAAAGCCCAGGCTACCCACAGAGACAATATCTACGCTTTGGGTAACTTTGACTGAGTTATACGGTAGCAAATTCGTGTCTCAATATGGCGAGGAGCCTTGTACCAGTTGGATAGTGGGATTACATGGTCTTAGCCCTAAACACATAAAACGTGGTATTCGGAATGTGGTAGAAAGTGGGGAGGATTGGCCACCGTCATTACCTAAATTTCGCAAAATGTGTTTCGCCGGTGAAGGGTGGCAATCGAGACAAGAATATGTCCCACAATTAACTCACGAACCTAGCGAGGAAGAACTGAAGGAGAATATTGAAAAGGTCAAGGAGTTACGAGCAATCTTACTAGGTTGTTCTAAAGACGACCTATGAAATGGACAATTAAGGGTAAATACTGGATGGCGAGTAATAATGGTAAATTTACTATCAGCAAAAGCAGTATAGGGAACAATAAATGGCGGTATACGCTTTGGGATCGCAACACCAAAAAGAATCTGGGAGTCTACAGAACCGCCGAAGAAGCCCAAATAAACGCCAACAAAATCGTCAAAAACTTACCTAAATTCTCTTCCGTATTCGGAGATGAAAACCTACAAGGAACACATACGGTATCCACCAAATACGAAAACTGGAAGAAAACACATAAAAACAAATAGGGGTTATTATGATTACTGTACTTAGCCTGGGGGCAGGAGTCCAATCTTCTACACTAGCATTGATGGCGGCAAAAGGAGACATTACGCCGATGCCGGATGTAGCGGTCTTTGCCGATACCGGATATGAACCGAAAGCCGTTTATAGTTATCTGGAATGGCTGAAAACTCAATTACCCTACCCCATAGTTACCGTTTCTAAAGGCAATCTAAAAGAAGATCATTTGGCCAGTCGCCTACATACTGGAGATAGGGTAGCTGCCCTCCCTACGTTCATTCAAAAAGACAATGCGGAAGTTGTGTTAAATTTACGTCAATGTACTGCTGAATATAAAATTGCCCCTTTAACCAAATATATTCGAGAAACATTATTACAGTTAAAACCCCGACAACGAGCTCCTAAAACGCACGTTGTTGACCAATGGTTTGGAATTAGTTACGACGAAATACAACGTATGAAAGTGCCGTTCGTGGAACCTTGGAGAAGGAATGTTTACCCCTTAGTCGAAAAACATATACGGCGTGGCCAGTGTTTGGAATGGATGGCAAAACATAATTACCCAGAGCCCCCCCGTTCTGCTTGTTTGTGTTGTCCATTTCATAGCGAGGAAGAATGGTTGAAAATTAAATCTGGCGACCAAGAAGAATGGAAAGATGTAATAGAATTTGATCAAGCCATACGTTCATCCAACGGTATTCGGGGGAAAGAATTTTTGCATAGAACTTGCAAACCTATAAACGAAGTCGATTTTTTTACGTTAGAAAACGCGGGTCAAATGTCATTATTAGATGAATGTGAGGGATATTGTGGGGTTTAAATATTTACCAACTGAAAAAGATATAGATGAAGTTTTGGAACGGCTACCAGATTCCGATGCGGAATATGCTCGTTCTTGTGCTGATTACACTTCCGCTAAATTGGGTCTTCCTATAGCGAAAGCTAAAGGGCAACCTGACACCGGAACCATCGCCGAAAAGGAACGTGTAGCGTTACAAAGCGATGTATACACCCAGGCTAAACACAAGCTCGTTGAGGCTGAATTTAAACGAATGAAATTAATGTTAGAGAGAGAACGGCTTATTATGACTGTTGATGTTTGGCGGTCTATTAATGCTAATCAACGTAAATCGTGAGTGTTCATTTTTCTTCTGACAAAAGTGATTGGGCTACTCCTTCGGTTTTTTTTCATCGTTTACACGCCGAATTTAATTTTACACTGGATGTATGTGCGTCCACTGACAATGCTAAAGTCTCAAAGTTTTTTACGGAACAAGACGATGGATTAAAACAACACTGGCATGGCATTTGTTGGATGAACCCACCATACGGCAGACAAATTAACCAATGGATAAAAAAAGCATACGATTCTGCTTGTTTGGGAGATGCGACTGTTGTTGCATTAATACCCTCGCGTACTGATACTAAATGGTGGCATGATTATGTTTTATATGCTGATGATATTCGTTTTGTGAAAGGGCGTTTAAAATTTAACAATCATTCTAATTCTGCTCCATTTCCTAGTGCTGTGGTTATATGGAGAAAAGGAATTAACAATAAAGAATACGAAAGTCGTTTATTTTCTACTATGTAAGGAATTTTTATGGCCAAAACTAAAACAATTACATCTTTACGCAATAAGTTATGGAAGTTAACCAGTTTATATGTTCGTTTACGCGGTTCAGACTTTGACGATAATTGCTCATGCGTAACGTGCGGTCACACTAGACATTATAAAGAAATGCAAGCGGGTCACTTTATCGCGAAAGCACAAGGTAATGCTACCGCGTGGGATCTTCGGAATATTCACCCTCAGTGTTACCGGTGCAACATTAACCTGGGTGGAAACGGTGCGGAATATTTTCCTTTTATGCTTAAAACGTATGGTTCAGAAGTAGTTGATGAATTACGTCAATTATCCAATACGTCGCGTAAGATCAGTCGCGTACAATATGAGGAAATGATTGAACATCTACAAGAAAAACTACAAGAGTTAATTAAACAACGTGAAAATCCTACCTATTGGCAAGACATAGAAGCTCAAGAGAACGAATTGCGTAAACATTGGACACATTGGGCATTACAGAACATTAGTTAAATTTCAAACGTCCACCACAACAACGTACCCACTAAATACCCACAAATACACGTTAACGTCACTAACAATATAATCCAGAAATAAATAGACCGGCAGAAATCGCCAATCGCTTTTAACTGATTCTTCTTATCTAGCGTCTTCAACCTGACCATAAACATTAAACGTCAAAGCATTGCCCGTACCAGACCGTACCCCTAACGTTCCAGATACCGCTATAGTTATCGCTCCTGCGTCCAAATAGGCTTGTAAATCAACGTAACCACCACTAGCTATACTGTTGTCCCAGACGACGGCAGTTGTTTCGTCATAGGTCGAACCATCGTCATCGTGAAATAAACGAAAAGTGGCAGCCGACCCTGTGGTATTGACCACTATAATGCGGGAAATAGAGGTTTTAAGAGTAGCAGTATATGCCGTACTAGCCGTAGTATTCGATGGCCTAGTTTGGGCAATAAGAGAACCAGAAGTCGCCATTATAATAAATCTGTTTGATCAACAGCAAATGTTGAGGTTCCAGCCCCTAATGCCGGTGCTAGTAATTGTCGTGAACCACTTTGAATTAGTGGAGCATTTAACGCTCTTTTTACATTCGGGAATTGCAAGGTTCTATCTAACAAACCTAAAGGTTGAGGTGTTGCTAATCGTTGTGCCCTTGATCCTGGGGCTATTAATGATCTACGCATTGTCGGTTGTGTGCCTATATAACCTGTTATTAACGAACTCGGAGTAGTTACCGCTCTAGTTACTGCCCCTCCAAACGGCCTTAACATTTGGCCAAGAGTTGATGCAAATGAATACATTGACAAACCACCAGATGCTAAATTGGTATCTATGTTTCCTAAATTCATTACTGTATCTCTACGATTACCAGAAGTACCGCCAGCCCCAAAATATTCATAGGTATCTGCAATAGTTTGTAGTTCATCTGTTAACTTTTTATCTTGATTGATTTTATGCAATTTTTTGGCTTCTACGTTATCACCTGTTAACGATTCTTTTACTGCATTAGTTTTTGCGTAATCAATTCTAGTCTTGTTGTAATTATTTATTAAACTAGCAAAATCGGGAACTTCTATGTCTATAGGAATACCTTTATCATCTATAATTTGTCCTTTTTCATTAAAAGTTAATTTTTCTGGTAATGGTACTTCTTTATTTGCCCATCTTGAGCTTAAATCGCTAAAATACGTTTCTGCATTGTCTTCTAAAATATCCGCTATTTCTCCAGCTATTCGACCACTTTCTGAATCTCCTGTTGCATATAACTTACTTTTAGCTTGTCGTAATGCTTGCATCGTGTCGATATACATATCGGGATCCATAACATCTTTATTTATAATCCTTTGCATATCATTAATAATATTGTTATGCGTGTCTCCTAATACTCCTCGTAGAGTTTGTTGTAACTTCAATCGCCTTTCCAACAATCCTTCTAATTTAGTTTTTGATTCTGGGCGTATTCGTATTTTGCTTGCTTCGTTAATAAAATTATCAAATGCCCTAGCATCCTCTAAAGTGCTAAATAATTTATCAGGATTATCTACTTTAAAATAATCTCTAAGCAATGTTTCTTTAAACTTTTGTGCTTTAGAACCTGTTTGTCGTAAATTGTCAAATTCATCACTTAAAGTTTTTAAACGAGCATTTACACTGGATCTCAATGGTGCATCTTCTGATAATCCTAATGCTTTTCTTGCTAAATTATTCGTTACCACTTGATTAATATTAGTCATGTTTTCTCGCATATCAGCAGCACCCGAACCCCATCGTGCTAATTTTATTGACGCAGGGGTATCCCCACCCCTTATAATAACAGGATCAATTACATATCCTACTCGTTGAGCTACTTGAGCAGCTTCTGTAATATCTGCTTGTGCTGATCTTGGTAATGGTAATCCTGTGACCGGAGAAATATTTGTTGGATCCGCAGCTAATTTTGCCCTTCTACTACTTTCTGTAGTAACACGATTTCCTAAACGATTAAGTACACTATCTGCTACCTTACCTACACCGGCTGCTAATAACATATTACCCATTCTATTATCACCCAAACTAAATGGGTCATCTCCTAATGTGGGTATTAATGCTGCTTCTGTGGCTGCTAGTTTTGGAACAGTAGCCCCTGTTACGGTAGTTGGCCGTCCTCGTGCTCGAAGCAATAAATTTCTTCCTCCACCTAATCCGCCTGCTAATAATCCATAACCCAACAAATTACCTACCAAACCTCCACCAGTTTGTTGATTGGCTGCATATTTTTGTCGGTGTGCTGCAATTCTTCTTTTCAAATCTTCTCGGCCTTCAAAAAATTCTTGTGCATCTTCGCGTTGGCGTACTTCCGCCATTGGTTGCAATCCTTCAAATGGATTGCCAGTGCCGCCACCCAATCGACCAGCAAACAATCGTGCATCACTAACAATATCTTCAACCGCTAATGGTATGCTTTCAACAACCCCTCGGAATCCTGTAGCAATATCAGAACTGGTTCCGGTGTCTGTTCTTACTGTTGGGCTAACGCTGGGTTTTTTACGTTTTTGTGCATTAGCAAATATTTCGTCTATTTCATCTTGTTCTTTGGCAGTAAAAGTATTAGACATTTTCTTTTTCCTAACGATATTGTGAAGAATATTCTCTTAATAACTCAAATATTTCTTCATTTTGTGTTGTTCGATATTTATTGGGATCATATGGATTTTTATCGGGATTATAAAACTTAACTAAATCAATAAATTCTTCTTTATTAATTCTTTCGCCTTTTAATTGTTCTTCTAAAAACACTGCATTATTTTGAAAAAATGGAGCTGCTGTAAACCCTGGTATTTCTTTATAAATATTATTAAAACCCTCTACCCCATCATATTTTAATTTATTGTAAGTGCTTCGCAATCTGTCATATTGACGTTTATCTTGTTCAAATAATCTTCTTATATTTCTTTGAGCTATTTGTGTAGTTATTGATCCCCAACTTTCGCCACCTAATGCTTGTAAAATACGTTGTGCATCATATTCTGTCATAACCCCAGGGCCAACTATTCTTTCTCTTGAAGTTCCTAATAATTGTTGTAACTCACCATTTCTTGTTAACTCCATTATTTCATCACCAGTTAAATCAGGGTCTCCTTTTACTCGTTTTACAACACCTAATATTTGATTTTTTAATCTTGTTAAACCATCCTTGCTTTGAGTTAATGTATTTAAATAATTACTAAAATTATACATTGAATTACTTAATGTACTTAAATCTTCCTGATGCTTTGTAAATATAGATTCTGAACTATACGTTTGTCTTTCTTTACCTTCTATTTCTTCATAACCTTTTATACTTCCATTAGGATTAATTTTAACTTCTATAATTCCATTTTTTTTCATTCTGTTTGTTATATCTAATGGAAATCCATAACTTTGTTTCTCCTTATCAGACATACTGTCTATTTCCGTAGGAGTAAATAATTTTGATGTTGTATTAGTATTTTGGTTAAACGGTTCTACATTTGTAGCTATGCCACCTTTCATTTTTATTCGGAAAGTATCTGTATCGCCTAATGTAACTAATGTTGTTTCATCTCCAAAACCCAGTTTTGCTCGATCAGATAATGGTAAATTTTTAATTTGCCGTCCTGTGAGTATTTGTACTGAATCAGCAAGAGTTGTAGATGTTTTAGATTTTATAAATTCATCACGGGCTAACTCTGGGTTTCCGTAATATAATGCTCTAAGTTGTGCATCTGGTAGTGTATCAATCCAGTTTGCAACTATTTGGTCTTGCCCTACTTGGTTTTCTAATCCCGATAATTGGTTGTAACCTTCCATTAATTGAGATTGAGAACCTAAGTAATCACTTACTTGTTGACGACGTAATAACGCATTTTCCTGAGCCATTTGACGACCACGATTTAAAGAATCAAATACTCTGCGTGTTTTAGAACCGCCACGACCTGTACCAAATGCTCTTAAACGGTCAATTAAAGCATCGGCTCTGGTATATGCACGAGGTGGAGGTGTATCAGCTAAAAATTGCTCTGTACGACCTATATTAGCTCGTAATCGTTCTATGCTTTCCCTATCACGCATTTGCCGTTCATCAAAAATTCGTTTGGCTTGTGCGGCTGCATTTTCTGCACCTAACATTCCTACATTACTACCACCACCCAATATTCCTCCTTGCCTAGACATCATCATTGAATTATTCGGCCTGTTACGCATTTCGTTACCAAATAAAACATTGCTAGACATACCAGAATAATCTTGTGGGTCATCTAATGGTTGTGTTATATCGTATTTTGGGTCTATTGCCATATTATTGCTCTCGGTTCATTGCAATATAAATAAATAAAAGTACAATCCCTACACTTAAAATACACGCTAAAACGACTAGTGTTCCTTCTGTCCATTTGCGTATTAACTCTTTCCTAGCATAGTATAACCGTTGTCGTTCTGCTTCAATTTTTCGCTGTTCTGCTACTATCTCAGCCCAAATATCTGGACCATATCGCATTTTTAATGTTCTATGTAAGTCTACCATCAACTCAATAGAACGCTTCCTTTGTATTACCGCTTCTATAGCTTCAGCTTGTGCTGACTCTGGTTGTAATATTTTTCTCCATATTGGTGGATTTTCGGCTCGTGCTTTGGCTTTTTCAATATCTTGTTTGGCCGCAAAAAATTTACCTATATGTTGGGCACACTGATGTATTTCCGCACCTTGCTCTACTAGGTGTTTCACTTGTTTTACAGCACTCGAACATACTTTGATTGCCGCAATAACACTGAGCGGTTCTACCATTACTGCACACTTTTACCGTTTATCCTTCCTTGTAAAAAACTTATTTTTTCCCTTAACTGACTTACTTGTTCCTTTAACTGATCAATTTCCTCTACTAATAACTCATGCCGTCTATCTGCTGAATCATCAGCTTTATTAAATCGATCAATTAACTTAACTAATATGTCATATAACTCTTTTAACTTTGATGTAATTAGTTTCTGGAGAAAAACCCACATTCCTCCTACCATACCTAGTACAACAACTATTGCTCCTCCTTCGTAATATTCCACACTGTTAACTTTCTAGTGCTGCTACTTTTGTTTCGAGTGTTTCAATTTTTGCAATGGCTTCCTGCAATGCTCCCGTTAAAAGCGGAACTAATTTTGATTGATCTATACCTTGGTATACGGGTTCACCATCTTTTGTTGCATCTTTTTCCCCATGAATCGCTTGTGGCACAACCGCATCTACTTCATGGGCTAAAAACCCATCAAGCAGTTCATTATTTTCATCAGAAATCCAATTAAATCGTTTCGGCTTTAGGTTTTTCAAACGAGTAATTGCACCACTCATGTCTGATACATTTTCTTTAAGGCGATAATCTGATGAAGTATTAAATGCGGTAGCTGAAGATCCTACGCTAATACTTCCACAAGCGGTTGTAGTGCTATGGAGAAAATACATAGCCACCCCAGTTGAGGCATCAGTTTTCACTTCGATAGCGTATTCTGATCCGCCTCCGGCGTAACCAACAAACATAGCGTTTGCTGCTGAAGCGGCAAGACCTGTATTTGAACCAATGTCAATTTCGTCTATATATGCTTGCCTAAATCTAGTTGCATTTGCACCTAAATCATAAGTTGAGTCTGCTGCAGGTAAAACATGGCCGTTTGAATCAATCCTCATTCTTTCGGCATCTGCCGTACCAAACACTAAAGCTGGACTTGTACCTCCTGTAGCCCCAATCCTAGCTTGTGCTTCTGTGGATCGCATACCAAATACTATTTGTCCACCAACTGTGTTATTAGCATTTGCTGGATTTTCTAAATAAATAGTTGGCCCGACTGATACTTGCCCATCACTGTCGGTTGCGTCATATGCAGTAGCATCAGACTTTTCTAAATGTAATGTGCTATTAAGTTTAATCCCTGTATCATGTACATGAGTTAAAGTCACATCGTTATCTGCACCAAAAGAAATTACAGCACCGTCACTCGTAAAACTTAGGTCATCACCAATACTAAAATCACCCCCTGCGGCAGTTACATTTGCAACTGAAAACGCATTAAAGGCATAGATATTTAACTCATCATCTACTGTTGCAGCATCGGTTAACACTACACTTGTGCCATTAGTAGCTGTGTAATCCGTACCGTTTTCTAAAGTCACACCGTTTAGCGTTACAAATAAGTTATACACACTGTAAGCTAAAGTTTTACTTGATGTATCTGACCCTGTAAAAGTAGTTTGTCCCGCAGTAGCCGTATACGTATATAAATCAAATGCCCTTTGTCCTATTTCAGTACCAAGACTGACTACCGCAGCACCAGAACCTGCGCCATCTGCATAAACAATATCAGCTCGACCATTTTCTACCGTAACAGTAGCTCCTGTACCCTGTTTTATAATGATAGAGTATGGCCCACTACTACCACTATCAGTCGTATTGTTGACTATAAAATATAACTTATCTTGATCATTAGGGCTGATAGTAACCGTGTTGTTAGCACCCAATGCACCTGTAAACAGAAGTACCCGATACATACCATCGGTTAACGTACCATCAGTAGTAGTTAAAGTGTGAGTAGTCCCAGATAATGAAACAGAACCAACACCAGACAATACGCGGTCAATAATATCAAAGTTAGTATTAAGTGTGCCACCCCACGTACCCTCTTGATCTCCTGCTTCAGGTTTTTCGAGTCCATTGTTTGCCGTATACGTACTAGTCATTTATTTCCTACCAATGCTAATTTTGCGGCTGTAGCTTGTAATAATACTTGTTGTGAAGTTTCATTTGACTTAACCATTTCATTCCTAAACGACTCAACGGCTGCGCTTGTATGTCTTTGTTGTTGACTATTTTCAATCGTTAAAATAGGCATCCACGTTACTGCACATCCCCATTCTTCAATGTCTTTATTGCTTTGCGGGTCTTTGCCTACAACTTTCATAAACCACCCACATTCTAACTCTTTGCAGGGTTCAAAGTTATTTAAGGGGCAAGTATTTTTAGGTTTTATTTCCATCGTTACAAGCATCCACATATTTTTGATAAGGGCTAAAATCTGTTATTGTTTCATTTCGTACATGAACAATATCAGTCTGTGATTCATCTATATATTCTATTTCTCCTGTAGTGTCATACCATTGCACACAATGTATATTACTTGATAAATCAGACATTGCATCGCCTATGTCATGTGCTACACCATCTTTGGCTACAATTTTATCTTTTTTAAAAATAGTAACCCTCATATTAAGCATCCTTTGTACAAATTATTACATCACAATACTGAACCGCTAGATTTATAGCTGTTCCAGAAAAACTGTGGTTATGAGAACCACCCCCACCAGCAGAAGCAGTAGCAGTTCCAGAAGTATTACCTGCACTATATTGAGCACCACCAGAAGCTACCATTGGCCCCCGTACATTGTGATTGTGTGATGGTATTTGGGAAAGAGCTAATGTTGTTGACCCCACTGTACCTGATACTGATTTACTGGCAAAAGCAGTTGTAAAAGCTACACTACCACCTGCACTCCCACCACTACCACTTACTACCCTTAACGCTTTGTTATTGTTAGCTGTTGATTTAGTCCACCCCGTAGGCGCACTAGATTGATAAAACAGCATAGCTGTATTTTCAGCAAAACCTTGATTGTTAGTTACTGTATTATTTACTTTAAACGCAACTGAATCATTTCTTACAATTAGATTGTTAGCAGCAGAACCCGCTTTAACAGTGTTTATGTAAAAATCTGAATCTTCTTCGGTATCAGTAACATCTGTAACAACTGCATACATTTGAGCATAAGATGTTGCATTTCCCCCAGAGTCATCCCCTATAAAATTTATATAGCCTAATTGATCATTGTCTGCGGGTGACCCAGAGTCTCTAGTTAAATTAATAGTTGGGGCTACAGTTGCGCCAGCGTCTGTTGAAGTAAGTGTTAATTGTGTAGCATTTGCTCCTGCGGATAAAGTAAGTCCTGAATCGGCTGAGTGCACTAACGATACATCTGAATCTGCTCCAAAATAAATACTAGCTCCATCAGTAGGCAACAAAACATTTCCTAGATTAGTAATTGTTGTCGCAGTAGTTGCTGTACCTGCCTTCATAGTTTGGATATGAAGTTGTGCATCCTCAGTACCATCACTTACATCTAATGCTTGAGCATTTATATTGGCTGCAGTAAATTGCTGGTTATTATCATTTTCCATATCAAAATTAATAATTCCGCCATAATCACTATCAGCAGGACT